ATTCTGATCGTGCGAGGGTCGGAAGGTTAACCCGTTTCCATTCTTTCAGTGCTTTGCTAAACTCGGCTTTGGAGTCGGTGCTAAATTCTGCAAAGGCTTCGCCGTCGAGCCAAAGGATAAGCTGATAGTCTTCCTTGCAAAAGTTAACCAGGTTAACAACGGCCTTAGGAATTGAGTCCATCGTCTTTCTTTGGTGGATTAAGTTCGCGCCATTCCAAAATAGCCTTCTTCATTTCAGTGGTCGTGCCGTTAAGCATTAGGAAGGCTAGACGATCACCGGCAATCTCAAGTGCTTTGATTCGGGCTTCGGCAGTTAGGAGTTTATTATGATTGGTGATACCCAAAACTAAATCGTCGAGTGATACTTCACGGACACCGTCGATGTTTTTATTATCGTGCATTGTTGGTAGGGAGATAAGTTTGTTTTAATGGTGCTTGAGGTGCTACCGCAGCTGAAGGCATCGGAGTATTACTTGCACGATTGCCGTCATCGTCGAGGTCAACGGAGATACCACAGGCCGTTTGTATGCTTTGTCTGCGTATGTATGTTAAAGCACCGCCCACCTGTTGAGCAGTTAAATTCTCTGCCTTCACCATCAATTTGCCGAACGGGAACGATGTGCCTGAGGCGTGCAGGAAAGAAGTTTCGATGCCGACCTTGCCTTCGTCGCTAACGAGCGTTTGGATCAGCGCGAGGTTGTGCTTGTGCAAGACAGGCTTGCAGGCTTCGAGCAACGCGTCGAGCGATACATAGCGTGCCTTAAAAGCAGGGTTAATCTTGTTAGCCTTCACATTTTCAAATTCCGCAAGGGCATTGATTAAGTCGGCAGTGGGTGTTGTTGGTTCTTTAGGCATAGGTTTATTATGGTGGAAATTATTTAGCGAGCTTCTCAATTTCTTCAACGGAGTATTGTCCAATCTCTCCTTTGATACGGAGATTAAAATACTTCTTATCGTTCTTAATGGTAGGCTTCAAGAGCCGGGCTACTGATCCATCGACGAGATAAATATATTGTGAGTCAGGAATCGATTTAACGTAGTCGATACCATCAAATTGTTTTGGGGTGTTTTTTTTATTCATGAGAGTTTATTTTTAAGTGCGTAATGTAATAGCAAATAGGCATCAGCGGTAGCAAGTGTAATTCGTTTCTGATTGGGAAAAAGTTTTATCGCTTCGTCTTTAAGTTTGTTCTTCCACTGCGTTGTGGTCTGCTCGCCCTTCGTCCCGATGTTGAGATACTTTTGCCAGACTTGGGGCGTGATGTGGTGCGTTTTATAATTTGCAAATTTCCCCACAATCCAGCCGTATGAGTAGCCGAGTTTGAACGCAGCTGACGATGGAATAAACTTTCCAACGTAGGGTGGTACTTTCTCAACAACGATAATTGTTTCTCGGTTAATTGTAAGCCCTGCGAGTTCAGCATTCTTACCGCAGAAAATAGTAGTCCCTCCTTTATAAGCAAATCCACCGTTCGCTCCTGGGTCGATTGCGAGGATAAATGTCGAGTCGTCGATGTAGGACATTTCTTAGCCATATTCGTGTCTGTTGAATGTTTTGCAAATTGGTTTATTTACGACTCAAGTTTCCGACGCGTTCAGCGTAGTCAGATTTAGCGCGCGTGTAGTCGAAGTTAATACGGCTAGCCGAAGTGAAGCCCTGATTCCAACACAGGGCTAATTGCTCGGGAGTAGGGTCAGTGATACCCTTGGACGCTAGACGGCCTCTCAAGGAACGCAGAAGGGCTAAAGCGACCGTGTCCTGATTAGTTGCGTACTTCCAATCGTCATAGGAAATTGCTTTCTTTCCTTCCCGTAGAAGTTGCGTGGATCCGTCAATCCAAGCGGAGCGGTGGAGCTGATAAGCACCGAGTGCTTTACCGTTATCACCGATAGCATTGTAGTCCTGACCAGTCTCTACCTGTCCTATCGCTGCTAAGACCGCCACGTCATCAATAGCGTGTGCGTAGTTAGCGATAAGGGTGAATGTGATTATGCTCATTAGTGTTTTCATTCTTAGGTGTTAGTTTGTTGGTGGATTAGGTAAAGGCATCCAATGGGTTGGTTTCATTCTGCATCCATACATATCACCACCTGTTACAGTCCAATCAAATCCTTTTTCTTTTGATGATTGAAATTCCGATAGATAATAGTATCCTAAATGCATTTCTTTTTCATTATCTTTTCCAGAAACTTCACCAGACCAGATACCCCATAATAAAACAAGCGTTCCGTCTTTTGGTGCGGTTTCAATAGGTTGCCATTCGTTGTTTTTCATTTTGTTTGTTGGGTTATTATTGTTTGTGAGTAAATTCTACACTTAGCCAGCCACGGTCAGGGTGATAGCAACGGATAGCGATGTTGAACGAATCGCCGAGAGCAGTGACAACCATTGACGCGTTATCTTGTTCGTAACGGTAGCCATCGACTAGGACTCCGTAATTCAGAAATAGATTAAATGCAAATTCCTCGAAGCCGAGACGGTCGATAAGTGGTGCTGAAATAATCATGTTCGTAGAATTAGCGGAGTTGACCAGTGGGTACAATGCGACTGCACTTGATAGCAAAGCCATCGTTGTATTTATATTCGTATGATAACGAAATGCGACCGCCGAAATCGGACATCATGAAGAATGAGTCGGTGATTCCGTTTTTAGCCAGATCGCGCTTAGCCTGGTCGATTTTCTTTTGGGCTATTTTCATACCGGCCTTAACGGAGATAATGTCTCCTAAGATAATAGCATCATTGATATAGGCTATCTCGTATACGACCCAGTGAATGATTTTGTGGTCTTGAAATTTCATAGCTGCGGAGTTTTGATGGTGTTGGGATAGGTTGTACATAGGATTAGTTGTTGGAGTAAAAGGCGATTTTCTTTTCAAGCATTTCGATTTCGCGCTCGAGATGATAGAATACAATTTCTTTTAATGTGATACGATTGCTGATGTGCATTTCGTAAACACGATTAAGATTATTTAGCGTAACTTTCATTTCGCTAACGTTGGTGGTGGTGCGTGATGTGATTTGGGTCATATAGGTTATTGGGTACTCCATCAGTCATAACCTTTGACTGCCACCTGTCCAGCCCAAATGCAAAACTTTTGACTAACCCTAAAACAGGCTAATCAAAGCACCTATAGACTGCCCAACCCAGACCCCCAATAGACCCCTCCCAGATGCCCTAGGAAGCCTTTTGACGTCTAACCCGTACGAATACCGCCAAACCGACCCCTACCACACCAATTACTAGGGCTAACCCGAAGTCCTTAGCCATGTGTAGCCCCTGTGTAGCCACACTTAAGTTACCCTCTAGGTTCTTATCATCGCTCACAATACCTGAATCGGTCAGTAACATGGCACAGGCGTTAGTCGATTGGAAGGCGTCCAAGACATACTGACAAATAAACACCGTCGAGGCCGATGCGATAAGCGAACACGCAAGGATAGCAATCAAAGCCCAGGTTAAGTGCTGGTTCTGGTGATCCGTGGGAATTGTCCCCGCGTATTTACTTTTTCGTTTTTTTGCCACGAAGTTTTAATTTAACGTTGTTAACTTCCTTCTGTCCTCTGGCTTTAACATACTTGATGAGGTAGTCGGTAATCTCAGGCGCACAATATCCGCAACCGCCAATAACGCAGAGTCGCAATGATTCGGAAGCGATGTAGTCCTTAACACCATAGCCTACAAGTACCGCAGTAATGCTCGCAGCTGCAAGTCGACGAAGTACCCAACCGATTGTCACCGGCTCTTCGGACATCAAGAGTCGTGCAGTCATTGCAAGCCCGCCTAAGATAGACGCAATCAGGCCGTCCTTCACTAGTCCGTTAATGTTATCTGGTGGCTGGCTCATGAAATTTTAGGAGGCTGAGAATTTTTATCGAGCAGTACGCGTCGATAGTTTTGTTTCCACAGCACCTCGCAGAGGTACTTACCAATGGCATCAATGCGAGCTTCGGAAAGGTCAGGGTGAATTAAATGACTTGCCTCATGGCATAACACTTCGAGCTGACGCTTCGCTCCGAGTCGGGGGTCAATCTCGATTAGCGGTGAGCGTTCGTCATGCGTGGCTTGTCCCCATGCTTTCTCTTTGCCTAACTTCCGATAGATGACCTTAGGGCTTTTGCTCTTCGCCATGATCAGCAGTCTCCGATTGTTCCGATTGTTTTATCTTCCACCAGAAGTGCCAGATG